AGTTTGATAACAAAAAAGATGCTGATGCCTATGCTATCAAAAACCATGACAAACTGATGGAATATGTAGAAGTAGGCACTAATACTATTCGAAAGTCTTATGCTAAGGCAACACCGGGACAAACTAATGAACTTACTGGCACAGACAAAGCAATCGCTGGTGTTGCTTTAGGTGCATTAGGATACGGTGCTAAGAAAGCAGTTGATAGATTTAACCCCGCTAAAGTCCGTGATGCTCGTAAAAAGCGTATGGAACGTGACGCAGAAAAAAGACAAGCTGAGCGTGACATTGCTCAAATGAAACGTAAAAAACTACAGGGCAGCAACTAATGAAATCCTTTAAATTTTTCTCTGAAGAAGCAATTACTGAACAGGCAGAAATGCTGATGGAGAAACTTATTACCTTTGGTGGTAAGGCATATCCTAAGTTTGGCAATGTTCTAATCATGGCTGGTGGTGCTGGTTCCGGTAAAGGTTTTGTTCAAAGCAATCTTATTGGTCTTGAAGGTAAGTCTTTTGACCCTGATGCACTCAAGAAGTTGGCAGGTAAATCTCCACTCATTAACAAAAGAGCTAAAGATGAGTTTGGTGTAGACCTGAAAGACTTAGGTGCTAAACTCAAGGTTCCTGAAAACGTTACTAAGTTACATGCTATTATTGGTGATGCACTAAAGTTGCCAAACAGAAAAGAATCTGCATTCTTTGCTTCTGTTATGAGTGCTGCTGCTGACCGTAAACCAAATATTATTTTTGATACAACACTCAAAGATGCTGGTAAGTTACAGAAACTTTCTAGTCAAGTTACAGAACTTGGATATGATAAAAAGAATATTCATATTGTATGGGTTGTCAACGATATTGAAGTTGCTAAAAAGCAGAACTTAGAGCGTCCTAGAGTTGTAGATACAGAAATTTTAATCAATACTCATAGAGGTGCATCTAATACTATGGGTGATATTCTCAGAATGGGTAAATCACTTAGTAAATATATGGACGGTGATCTTGTATTTGCCTTTAACAAAGTTGGTGTAGATACTGAACTAGTTAAGTCCAAAACACGCAATAAACGTGGTGAGCAAGCTTTCTATGTTAAAGATGCAAACTATGTCTATATCAAACGTGCTGGTAAATCTTTACCACCTTTAGATACACTCAATAAACAAATGCTTGCTAAAGTCAAGGAATATGTTCCTAAAAATATTGACTGGGAGAATCTAGAACTATGAAGTCATTCGGTTGTTACATAGATGAACCTCCCTTAGTAGAGGCAGCTGAGTATCAAGGTAAGAAGGTCAAACTGAATGACCCTTTTAGAACCTCTGGTGGACCTAAGAAGTTCTCTGTGTATGTTAAGAACGAAAAAGGTAATGTGGTCAAGGTAAACTTTGGTGACCCTAATATGGAAATCAAACGTGATGACCCTGCTAGACGTAAGAGTTTTAGAGCAAGACATAACTGTGAAAATCCCGGTCCTAAATGGAAAGCAAGATATTGGTCTTGTTACCAGTGGCGTTCTGGTTCAAAGGTAGATAACTAAAATGGCTACTAATGCAGAACGCATGGACCGAATTGAAACTAAGATTGATAAACTTTCTGAAGTGCTTGTGCATATGGCACGGGTTGAAGAGAAGTTAATCAACCAAGAAGAAGACCATAAGATACTGAGAAAAGATATTTACACCATCTATGATAAACTAGCAGAGATGGAAAAGATTGTTCAAAAAAATCAGATAACTGTAAATATTATAAATAGAATCAGTTGGATAATCATTACAGGCGTGGTGGGTGGTTTTGGCACCTTAATCACCTACCTGTTCAATAAGTAATAAGGAATAAAAAAATGTCAATTAGAACTGCCTTAATGGAAATGGCGAACAATCAGTTGGATGAAAACAAAAATATCATTAAACTCTACCAAGATATGAAGGCACAAGGCAAAAAAGATCACAATATTCTTGATTATATTGGGTCTATGCCAAAATACAAAAGAATGACAAGAGATCAGATTGCTAAGATTATCGGTGATGCAAAGCGTAAGGGTATCTTCGAAGAGTCTGTTGAACTTGATGAAGCTAAAGAAGTTCTGTCTAACTTTATGAATGATAGGAAAAAAGAGCAGACTATTAGTCTTGCTAAACAAAAAGGTCTTAAAGTTAAAGACATGGGCGATAAGATTGAAGTCTCTGGCCCAAAGGGAAAAGTTGCGGATATGATTGCTATTCATAAACCAGTATATGTCAGAGAACGTGCTGCATGGGTGCCAGAGTCTATTGCTGATGAGCAAGTAGAAGCATTCATGGAAGCAACTCTTGCTGCTGTAACAGAAGGTGCTGATACTTTTGTATTTGAAGGTAAGCACTACAAAGCAAAGTCTAAAGCAGAAGCAAAGAAACTTGACCCTGTAGGTCAGGCAGATGCTGATATCGACAATGACGGTGATGTAGATAGTTCTGATGGCTACCTGAAGAACCGTCGTAAAGCAATCAAAAAGTCTATGAAAGACGATGATGACGATGAAGTAAATGAGATTGATGGCGCAGCTTCTGGTATGCGAGCAGCAGATAAAGAACCTACTGTTAATCTCAAGGCACTGAAGAAGCGTCGTGCTGCTGAAAAGGCAAGAAAGACTGCACGTCCTGATCCTCTGCGTAATGCAAAGCCTATGAAGTTTGAGTCTACAGAGACTATTGATGAAGCAATGTCTGGCACTTACATGACTGTTGACTATGACTACAGTGATAACTTTGGTATCTTAGAACTCTTCAAAAATGGTAAAAAGATTGGTTCTTGGGATGGATATCCATCTAGTGAATCTGGTAAGAATTACCTTGCTATTGAAGCCACAAAACTTGCTAAGAAGCATGGTGTAAACCCTAGAGGTCTTATGACTGTTGACGCAGAAAACGAAAAGAGAAAGGGTAAACTTGTTCCAAATAAGGATTTTGGTTTCCCGGTCAATAGAAAAGAATCTGTAGAAGAAGCAAAAGCACCGGGTGCTACTGCACAGCATGGAGTAGATGCTAATACACAGGATACATTTGAGAAGCAGTTGTCTACTCGTAAAGGTGAAAAAGACTTTGTAGACCAGCACTCTATGGAAGTTGGTATGGATATTGAAAAGATTACTGCTGAAAACAAAAAGAGTATTGAAGATGCTCTTAAGGTAACACCACCTAGAATGGGTGATCAGAAAGCTGGTGGCAACTCTTTTGTAAGTCCTATTCAGTCTAATATCATCGATGGTATTACTAAAGCATTACAACAAATGAAAACGAATAACTAAAGGATTAATAATATGTTGAAAGCTCCTGCATGGGCAAAAAATGCCATTCCTACTGAAAAAGGTTGGGTAAGTCCTAAAGGCGAACTTCTGGTTGCTAGAAAACTTTCTGATAGACAGTTGACAGAGTATTGGAATGCACAAAAGAACGATGTTCCTGCTCCTGCTCCTATTCAAGAACCAGCACCAATCATTGAAGCAGACCCTATTATTGAAGAGGCAGCACCTACTGCTGAACCTCTGATTGAAGCAGAACCGGATGTAGATCATTGGTCTTTGACTAAGGCACAACTGGTAGAGCATGCTGCTGATGTTCATGGAGTAGAACTTGATTCTACTATGACTAAATCAAAAATGATTGAGGCACTTGAAGCACAAATCTAAATCATGAAAATCCTTAGTGAAAAAGTAGAGGTAACAGAAGAGAACTATCTTATTGTTGCTGCTAAACATTATAATAATCCTCAGTGTTCTAGTACTGATGAATTCTATGCTGACCTTGATCGTATCAAGTATATCAAAAGAATTATCAATCGGTATCTAGAAACTGGGGAATTATCTGAAAGATTACTGACTAACCATATTATCGTATTCTGTAATGTATTTGGTATTGAGATTGGTGTAAAGATGATGGCACTAAAATTAGACTACAAATACTGGCCTGTCATCAAATCATTCTTAGTATTCCTAAAGTATATTGAACCAGCTGATTTAGTTGGTATTAAGATGGACCCAAAAGTTATTAATATTTTAAGAGAGATTTAATGTCCTTTTCAACAGTTACTGATACCATATACACCTATAGATTTTTGAAATTGTTGGTAACTCCATTCAACAAGACCAAAGCATATGAGTTTGGTATTGTAGATGAGAATGGTAAACGGACTGACAAAGAAATCACAAATTCTGCTGAGAGAGATTCGTTTAACCTCTTCCACAGACTAGCATTTAATATGAAAAGATTGCTTGGTGCATTCCCCGGTGGTAAGTCTCGTATTGCATCCTATGTAGCAGCATTAGCACTCCTTAGAGAGAGTTATGGGGTTGATACAGAGGTTGTAATAAACGAAATGAGTATTGATGAGGGTGATAAAGAATCTATCTCTACACTCCTAGAAGACTACTCTGAAGCACACCATCCTAAGAAAAAGAAAAAGACTATTGAAAATGAAGAGGCTGGCACAACTACTGCTGATGTTGCTATGCCTCCTACACACATGAAGTTTAAGGCATTCGTAAGACGCAAAAAGAAAGATGATGAACTAACCGAAGAATATTTGAATGAACTTTTTGATAAACCTTATAAGTTCAAAAAGATTAATATTGCCTTGAAAGATAGAAATATGGCTTCACTAAAAGCCGATAGTCCTCAAGGTGAAATTTATATTAACTTACAGAATTTTGCTAGACTTGGAGACAATAATTTTGAATTAGATTTTTCGGTAGGCAATAGGTTCTCTAAAACAGGTAAAGGTGACCAGTTTAAAATTTTTTCTACAGTAGTTCAAGGTCTGAAAATGATTATTGATAAAGAAAAAGATGAAATCAAAAGTGTAACCTTTAGTGCAGATAAAGAATATGATGATGACACTTTTGATGCTGCCTTTGCCGGAAGACCTGCTTCTAAAAGCACAACCAATTTGAGCCGTTTTAGATTATACAATACGATGGTAAAAAAGTTTGCTAGTAAAATGGGGTTTAGTGTGGATATTGATGACTCTAGCAAGAGAGTTACAGTATATACACTCAAAAACAAAACCTTTAAAGAATCGTAAGACACAAAAGTAAAGAAGAAAAAAAATGAAAACTTTTACTCAACTTCGTGAAGAAGTAACTCCACTTAATGAGAATGCAGAAAAAGCATTAGCATATGCAACAGCAGCTCACAAAGGACAATTTCGTTCTGATGGATCAGAATATATTAGACACCCTGAAAGAGTTGCAGCATATGTGCAAAAGTTTAAAAAGTCTCACAACTTAGGTAAACTTATAAGTGCAGCATTTCTCCATGACACTATTGAAGATACAGACACAACTCACAAAGACCTTGAAAAAATGTTTGGTGGTTTGGTTGCTGGTCTAGTAAAAGACTTAACTAGTGATAAAGATGAAATTGCTAAAATTGGCAAAAAAGAATATCTTTCTCGTAAGATGGAAACAA